ACAAACGCATGGCCATCTTGTTGGTAGCTGTAAAAAACGGCGTCTGACAGCGTCGGGTATTGCTGGATTTGCCACTCAATAGCGTGCGTAGAAACGCGCTGCGGCGAGTAACCGTTAGCGCGGAAAATGATGCCTTGCCCACGGTCGTCCTGGCTAAGCCAGAACAGTGTGTTGTCCTGCTTGCAGACCGCGTAGGGCGAGGCCAGACCGATCTCCAGATACGCACCTTGTATGCGCGACAGCGGAAAGTCAGGCAGACCGGCGTCGTACCAGACCTCAATGGAGTTGTTGCCAAATATCCACGCCTCGCGGTGGTCCACATTGACGGCCTGTACGCCGTCCGGGTTGCCGTCAGCACTGGTAAAATCAAACGGCAATACAGACGTGCCGTCGAGCAGTTCAGTTACCCATAGCTTTTGGCTGTTAGGTTCGTTGAACAGGAAGTAGTTGCTGATGTAGCTGACTGTGCCCGCGCCGGCAAAGTCAGGATCTGTGATCTGAGCAAAAGTGTTGGTTGTCTGGTTGTAGATAAACCCGTCAGGATTGCAGGCAACAAACAGCTGCGTGCCGTTGTCTGCCATGCTGACCGGGCCGGTGCCAGTAACCGTGCCGATTAACACAGGCGCGCCTGTAGCAGTGGTCATGCGGTACAGGCTGTTGCCTGACACCACATAAAAGCTGCCTTTGTCAGAGAACGTCCAGAGGCCGCGAATAGGGCCAGACCCTACGGTGCGAAGCAAGCGAAGACCTGGACAGCGCATAAAAAAGCCGGCCGTTTGGCCATCAGACACCGATTCGGGAAACAAATTGACAAGCCGGTTAGCGGCAGCGTTAGGGCTGCGAGCCAGATACGTTCCGCCAAGGATCGGGGATTGCATCTACATACCAGTGTAAATGTTGAACTGCGGCCAACGGCGGGTAGCAATCATGGAGTACGGTATAGCCATAATGTCGTCTGGGGCGTTGATGCGCTTGAGGTTGCGTTTGGACGTCATGGCGATGCGCTGCACTTGGGGGCTAGGCTCTACGCCAAACTCAGGAGCAAACTCGCAGGCTAGGTTGTAGCGAAACGCGCGCAGGTAGCCCGGCGGAAAGGCCAGCGTTGTAGCCAGCGTAGCGGGGCGGGTAAGCTCTTCAACCGACACAAAATGAAATTCTAGCAGCCGCGTAGGAACCGGATAGATGTACATTTCAATGTCAGGATGGGTCATATTCACCCACATAACTTGCGGGTAAGTAGACGTAACCGTTTTAACAGCAATACCATTGTATTGCTGCTGGTTAATCATGTTTAATCCGTAGCTGACGTTAGTGGACGGATCGCGAAAATACGTTGCGGAGTCCAACATCACGGGTCGCAAGCCGACAAAGTCACCCGTTGGGCCAAGCGTTCGGCTAATTGTGCTGGCCGGCCAGAGAAAGACCTGATCCTGAGTTGAGTAGACTGAAAGCCGTTCGGTATTCCAGCTCTCAATCATCTGGTTCATGGCAGTCAAAGCGTCATTAGACACCTCAGAAGACGGAGTTTCGCCTTCTGCCAGTTGCCCGATCAGCCTTAGCGAGCCATTAATTATTTCGCCCGCTGTTGTCATCTACGCTTCTCCGGGTGCGCCGCTTAGGGACAAATTCATTTACCACGTCTGGAGCCGGCGTGTCATCAACTGGATCAAACTCGTACCAGCCGTGTGTTTTGTCGTACGCAGCTTCTGCGGTTGACGTAGCGACTTTGCACCCGTGCGTATCGTGTTTGAGGTAGATAACACCCACAAATTTCTCCAGTAAAAATAACTCAAGGCAGCTAAAAGCTACCTTGAGTTAGTGGTTAAGACGGCAGGAGCGGCGTTGAGTAGATCTGCGTAGATGAAGTGCGAGTAAAGTCCGCAATCGTGTTGGCCGCCATGCTGAGAGCACCCGTGGTTGCCGTGAGCCCGTTAATGGCTGCGCCTGAGAACGGATAGACTTTCAAAACCGCTGCCGCGTTGTTTTTGACCTTGATGGTTTGACCGTCTACCATTGCAGGGAGAATAGCGCCTTTAGTCGCGTCAGCGGCCGTAACAACGCAAATGTAGGTGGCAGCTGAAATAGCAGCTGCGTCTGCGTTAGTTGAACCGGTAGCCGCAACGGTCGTAACCGGGCCGCTAACAATAGCGCCCGTGATTGTAGGGCTGCTAATTGTAGCCCCACTGATAGTTCCGCCGCTTACGGTAGCCCCCGTGATTGTGGGGCTGCTAATAGTTCCGCCGCTTATGGTAGCCCCGGTGATTGTCGTGCCAGCGACAAGTTCGGGATCCGAATAAGCAACGCCAACAGGTTTAGTATTGGGCATGAGCCCCTCCTTATGGTTGACCCCGGCATTTCTGCCGGGGCCGGTTGCTTAGCCAATGCGGTAGATTGTGTACGCGGCGTCGCCCGTTTTACGCCAGCGAAAGATACCGGACGTAGGATTGGTTTTGGTCAGCGCGTCATAAACGATGTCGTTGCCGACCAGGGTATTGCCGGTGCCGGCCGTAAAGGTCACGTCGTTGCCTGCGTCGTCGCCAAGGTTGACAAACGCACAGTCAAACGTCGAGCCAACCTTGAGGCTGGGGAACGCTGCGTCAATGAGCGCGCCGGTAGGGAACACATAAGTTCCCGCAGACGAGCCGCCTGAGTCCATCGTGCAGACACCTTTGGCAAGGTTAGCCGCAGTAATGGTAACTGACGCGCCGGTAAGCGCGTCAGGCGCTTCGGTGTTAAAAAAGCTGACTTCGCCCAGATTGCCATCGCCAATCTGGTAGCCGCCTGTTCCGTTAGAAAGTGGCATGGTGATTATCTCCTATCCTGATCCATTAACCCCAGAGACGCACGGCCATCTGCGGACGAATAACCGAGTAGCCATAAAGAACGTCAATACGGCAGGGCATCCTGTCGTTATTGATGTCATACTGGCGAACGATCCTCATCGAGATACCGTTGTGGACTTGACGGGAAGCCATATCGACGCCCTGCGGCATGATAAGGTCGGCCGTTGCCATTGTGATGGCGTCTTTGTGGTAGATAAGGTTTTGAGGGTATTGCGTTGACGCCGAGCCAACAAACGTAACCGCAGCAAGGTTTTGCGGGAACGAGTTGACCGTAGCAAGCGCGCTGGCGGATGTGTAGATTGCCGGGCTGATCGACACGTCTGTAAATTTGCTGGCCGCAGCGGTGTTAGCCGCCGTGACAACAAACTGCTGAAGCGAGCCGGTCGATTCACGGGTCTGCGGGTTAACAGCAAAAACGTTGGCAATCGTGAACACGTCGCCCACGGCCAGCGTGTTGCTGGTCGTGCCGTTCAGGGTAATCTTGGAAGATCCCTGGGCAGTCATCGTGCCGTCTACCGTGATCGTGCCCGTACGCGAGCCCGTGGTAAACTGCTTAATCGATTGAGACATGTTGATTTCTTCGTAGCCCAGCACGCCGGTTCCCATCAGTCCGTTTTTGAACTGACGCGAGACGGTGTCCACCGGGTTGAAGAGACCCTTCATGCCTTCGACAAGGTTAGCGTTAGCAGCCGGGTTAACCGTAGCGTAACGCGGCGACATCATCGCAGCGCTTTCGTTTAGTTTCTGCTGAGCTTGAAGCAGCACAAGCGACGTTGCCGGCGTCGTGCCGGGCGTACCAACAGTGTTAAAGATGTTCTGGAACGAGTTAGCGACATCAGCATCAATGCTAGCTGCCAGCTGCGACACGCGAGGCTTAAGAACGCGTTCGGCAAAATCGTCTAGCTGCATGGTGAGTTCGGCAGACGTAAAGTTGATGCCGATGTGCTTCTGGCTGGCAACGCTCAGCGTCGTAAACTGTTCGTTGTCGTCCTGCACCTGAAGGGCTGCGCCATCCGTGACGAGAGCACGGTCGGGCAGACGAATGCGGAGGGTAGAGCCAATCTTAGCGCCGGCAACAGCAAAGCTGTCGTCGTACTGGCGGTTGACGTTGCGGGTAATAACGAGGTTGTTTTCCAGGATCTCCAGAGCTTTTCTGGTGATCATATCAATAGTAAGAAGTGAGTTAGCCATATCCTATCCTAACGGTTGCGCTGTGCCTCCCACCTTTTGGTTTGGCGCTGTCGTTCAGCTTCAATCCACTCAGACGTACTCATTGTCTTAATGGAGCGCGGGTCTGTTGTATCAAATTTGCCGCTAGTAGTTGAACGTGCAGTTACCGGAGCAATAGGCGCGGGGGCGGTTGAAGTTCGTTTAGTCGGCGGGTTGGAAACAAGTCTTGCCTCCAGTTTTCCTATTTCTTTAGCCTGCAAGACCGGCGGCAGACGGGAAATGCGTTCAGCTTCCTTAGGGTTAGACCCAAGATGATAGATCAGGTCTGGCCCAATATCGGACGTCTGAATAGTCTGAGCCATTACTTCCGTAACGGACAGTTTAGGGTTGTACGCGACCTGTTCAAAGTCGTCGTATTTACCCCGCGCGTCTTCTTCCCGTTCATAATAGGATTCAAGAACCTGACTGTGTTCTCTGCGTGCTAACAGCTCCTGAGCCTTTTGTTCGGCGAGCGCCTCTGCGTATACTCTGGCGTCGTCTACAGTTTCCACTTGGGGTGGAGGCTCAACAGGTCTAGGCGCAACAGTGCGTTGGTCTCTTTCCCATTTCCGTTGTTCTCTTGCGAGACGTTTAGCAATAATCTGGTCAAGTTCTTCTTGAGTAAAGGTCTTGGCCTGTTGTTCCGGCGGGGTCTCAGCAGGTTCAGGAGTAGCCGTTACTTCCTGTTCTGGCGCGGGCGCAACCGCTTCGTCTTCCATGTTAGTCCTCGTTAGTCACCTGATAAACGCATCAGTACGTTAATAGAACAGTTAATATGGAACATGCCGTACAGTCAATAGCGGAATACAGCCTCGTCGCCGAGCGACAAACCGCTGGTAAACGTAACCGAAGA